ATACGGTCTGGCTGCTGGCTCTATTCTCGGCCTTGTATTATTCGGACCATACATATTCGGATGAAGACAGCCCCTAGCATGGAAACATGCTAGGGTTTTTGTTCCTCGCTTCGCTCGTCAAAAATGTCAAGGCCGCAGGGCAAATCTGGGCCGCAGAGAATACACTTTAAAGGCGAGTTCGTTACGTTACGTCACTTTGTAGATTGGTTGTTGCTTATTTGTGGTCTGGTTGGTAGGGTTAACTTGTACCAAGAACGGTACGGTTTAACCAGAAAGGAGACGCTCATGCGTTTCGGTTACAAAGACAACCAAGGCAATGCCGAGGTCAAAGTCACCCTCGAAGAATTGCTCATCATTTCCAAGGCACTACCAGCCTACAAGGAAACTTGTGAGTATGACTTCGAGAAAGATGAAGTTATCACTTTGCTTCAAGAGGTCCACGTTAGCCTGCTGAAGTTACTTGATGCTAAAGCATCCTCTTTGGAATCCTCTCGCTTTAGGGCCAAAGAAGCTGCCAAAGAAGCTGGCATCTTAATACCGTAAACGTATCGACTGGGACCGCGAAAGCGGTCCCTTTTTAATTAACAAAGGAAATGAAATGAACGATTTAATTAACAGACTGGTTCACGCTTTTGCACCAGACATCTTACAGGCACTCCGCGAAAACGATGCTTTCAAAGCATCGATCCTCGACATAGTGAAGAACGAGGGCGCAGAGAACGGGGCCGCAAAGATTGATATGGACGATTATGCTGGTGACATTATGGACATAGTAGGTCGCCACTGGAACGCAAGTGATCATGATTATGAGATCTCGGAAATCGCTCGAGAGGCTATCGATGTTAGTGAACAGGTAGGCGAAAGTCTGGTCGAGTTCTTTAACGAAAACTCTTTCTCTATCGAACCTAAATAATTACTTGTGCTTTAGTTGTTCCTGGCGTACAACTAAAGCACACTTAACAAAGGAAATGAAATGCCAAGAACAACATTCGGAAAAACTCGTACCCAAGACAACCCATACGCAACCTATGCAAATAGCAATGGTTGGGTTTGGAAAGTTCTCAAAACTTATAAGCACTCAAGTGCAGAAACTAACGACCCATATGCTCGATGGTTCGTCGCTGCTACCTCGCCTATGATGCAAGGTGGCGGTTATGAAATGGGCGACACCTATGCTCAAGAGATCAAACAAATGGGCGAGCTAGTCGATGCGGAGCCAGAGTGGCGAGACGAATACAAAGTATAAACACAAAGGGGCCGCGCAAGCGGCCCCTTTTTTGTGCCCGGGCTCGATCTTATAAACACAGGGCCGCAGGGCCGCAGAAAAACAAAGACGCAGGGCCGCAGGGCCGCAGAAAACTAGATCATTATTCACTTGTAGTTTACTTGTAGCCTGCTATAAATGCAGAGTTAACTTTAACCAGTAAGGAATTAACACTATGAAATCAGCTATCATATACAACGGGCCGAGCCTATTGGATGGTAAGCCTATCGTCGCAATTGCGACCTACTCAAACCGCAACACCAAGACTGGGCAGGTAGTCCAAACTTATATATTGCGTTCCGATATCAACCCACTGGAAGCCAGTAAAACGGGTGAAGATTACAGCATTTGCGGCAACTGTACCATGCGCGGCGAAGTAACAACGGACCCAAACCGCAAGCAAGCCAAGGGTCGCCGCTGCTATGTCAATTTAGGACAAGGCGTCCTGATTGTTTACAAAGCATTCTTGCGCGGCGTTTATAAGGTAGGTGACGCGACCACCATGGGTCGCGGACGTTTCGTCCGCGTTGGAACCTACGGCGACCCCGCCGCCGTGCCCCCCAAAGTTTGGGAGGATCTACTAGCAGAATGCCAAACTTTTACAGCATATTCGCATCAAAGCGGTTGGCGACCAGATATCGCGATGCAATCCGCGGACAATCGCGCCCAAGCTATCGCCCATTGGAAAGCAGGCAGGCGCACGTTCCGCGTGATCGCGGACCTTGGCGAATTAGACAAAGCAAATGAAGCCTTGTGCCCTGCATCCAAAGAGGCAGGCAGGCGCGTCCAGTGTACCGCTTGTAAACTTTGCAAGGGATCGAGCCTTGGTAAATCAATCGCAATAGTGGAGCATTAAAAATGGGCTGCGGTAAAAAGATGACTCAAACGGTGCCTACCAAATACGACTACAAAGTACTAGAAACTACCTGTGGATCGACCAATTGGTACGGCGAAGAATCTAGGTGCGATGATTGTAGTCAAGTTCGCCCGTGGTATATCTGCAAACATAACAGGGACGTATCCGAAGTTGATTGTCCGCGTTGTGAATTTGACGAGTAACATAGCCGACAGCCCCCGGGCTGTCGGCATTTCTATGCCCACTCCCCTCGATCATCAAGGGCGCAGAGACGCAGGGCCGCAAAGTCAGGGCGCAGGGCGCAGAATATCAGAGACGCAGGGCCGCAGAGCAGCAAACAAGGCCGCAGGGTTCCCGAACCTCGGACCACCCACCCCATTTACTCCTTTTTCAAGTAAATCAGCCCCCATTATACCGTCAAACAAAACAATGTCTCTTGTAGAGAGGCTCTTTACTAAGAAGAAACTTGCTCCACCTCGGGCTCGATACGCACTATGCCAAGCAATTTGATGAGGACTAATTTTTATGGCACTAGATTTAGTGACCTTTAATTCCAGCCAAAACGGCAACCCATCCCAGACCATATGTACGTCAGGTACACCGCCGCCGTGCTTGTTTTCAATCCTCGTCGCGAAGGATTTCTTGGGTAGGTTCGACCTCAGTTGGTTCCAAAAGTTCGCCTCCGGTCCCTTGCTCATCTGTGACATCCTTATAGTCACCCTCGATCTGGAACGCCTGTGGATATTGAGACTGCAACTTAGCCAAGCGCGCTACAATCTCGTCCCTCGACATCTGATCCATGGTGTTGATTTGTTCTCGCCTGTCGATGGTAAGACCACCCAGTGCGGACCTGATTTTCTCAGCATTAATTGCAGCAGAGAATTGTCCAGACTCTTCCGCCCCCTGACTGAGTACGTGGAGCCTCTCGAGTTGACCTATGGTGGTCACCCCATACCTACGTTCTCGCTCTTGTCTGAGTTCTTGTATGTACTCCAGAACGTGAGGGTAGTCCCTGCCATTCAGAAGTTTAGAGGCACTCCCTGTTGCCACGTTTTTGGAGTACCCTGCCTGTCTCGCACACTCTGCATTCGAGTAGATACCTTCCACGATCAGGCCAGCAAAAGTCTTCTGTCTGTTGGTAAGTTTTCGCTCGTGTTCTTGCTCGATTTTCTTAGCCAAAGATGCCATTTTTCTCCTCGATTTCTGTTTACACCTGTTTACACTGTTTACACCAGTTTTACAGAGAATACCAAGGGAACAACAATATGCTTGGGCTTTTTACTGTTTTTCTGTTTACACTTTCTTGATTTTGTAAACAGGTGTAAACACTTTGTCTCATATAAATAAGGGGTCGTTTACGCCGTTTACGGTGTTTACAAGAGAAACCACTTGAAAAAAAAAAAAAAACAAAAAGTCAGCCAGAAAGTGTAAACAGCGTAAACAGTCCTTTTGAAGAGGAAGTAAAGATAAGGGGTTTTGGGCCATGATCCGTGCCCCTATTGACATTCAACAAAGCTCCATGCTACTAACAACCTATCAACAATTTAACTAAGGAAAAAACGATGAACTTTAAGATTGTATGGCGTGAGAAAAAAGACGGTGATTTTTTTGAGACTGTCTTCACTCATCAGCTATCGAGTGCCATGGCATTGGATTCATGGAAGGAGCTATGCGAAGGCTCTTTTGACATTCCGACATTACATTACTGGGAGTGTTATAGGACGGACGAGGGTTCTATGACGGACGAGGAGTTACGTGCGATGCAGAAGCGTTTGTATGGGAGGTCTTGGTCATGAGTAACAGTAAATGGAGGAAAAACACGAGTTACAATGGATGGGAGAACAAGGAGACGTGGTTAGTGAACGTGTGGTTGGGCGATGATTTGCAGGCACACAAGGACGAGGGTGAGCCGTTAACGGCTGATTACATAGAGGCTTTGGTTGATGACATGGCAACTGATGTTCAATACGGACCGTCTGGTTTGCTGAGTGATTTACTGAACACGGCTTTGGGTGAGATAAATTACTGGGAGTTGGAGCAAAGTTACAAGGAGGATGACGAATGAAACTATACTTTAACATGAAGGGTTCGTGGGCAGGCACTCAGGCGGATGCCAAGGCGAAGTGGGGCAAGGATGGATGGGACGAAGTTGATGTTCCGGTATCTAAGGCTGAACTACTATCATTTCTTAACGAGTATAAGTGTCTTGATTTTGAAGCTACTAGGTACTGGTCTGAGCAACAAGTTGATGATGCTTTGGAGGATGAGATTCAGACGATGGCTGCGTCTCAAGTTGATAATTGGGACAGCTACAGGAGACGCACAAGCTGGGAAGCACCGATTAACAAGTACGACATTCACGACATTGCTGCGTCTGC